AACGGAGAAATTGAGGAGCTAATTGAGTCTGGGCCTTGCGACACATTATCGAACCCCGTCACCAGCTTGTACTGGTCCCAGGACAGAGATACTAGTGTCGATGCGCTATTCATCGGCATTTTAGCTCACCCTCTCCTCAATACTCTTATATCTAACAACCATACCAGATATATCATAATTTGCTGATTCGCCCGATACAACCTCAAAAGCCGGAGTAGTTTCAATCACGGAGTCTAATATCGTTGACGATCCAGGAAGAAGAGGCTGATAAAGCGTATTCCTTATAGCCTGCCTTATCCCAAGGAATTCTTTTACATCTTCTTCGTATATTCTATTGCCATCCCTTATATATGATATCTGTATTTCATATATGTACTCAACTATTTTGTCGAATGTCTCTATCCCTATATCTTCTTTGCCTGGAGTTATAATTATTATAGGAATGACATCTTCCTGTAGCAGTATTGGCTTCTTCCTTATCTTAACCTCTGGAATCCCAGGGATCGCAGATAACCTTTCTTTTGTGTAATATAGTGCTGACCAGAAAACGCTGTTATACATCAGTTAGTTCCCTGAGCCGCTACCGATATTGATTGCACACTCCAGCGAGAGCGAAGGACTCCATCGTCAATTGAATTCACTTTGTATTTCTTTCCAAGGTTGTCGATAATCTCGGCATTAACTTTTGGTACAAATGTTCCAGCATAAGATACTTGAGTTTTCCATATCAAGAATTCAATGCTAGCCACATAAACAGTTGTTCCGTTCTCGTCGCTAAACGATAGTGTTGATGGCTTTCTTATGACATTAGATATTGTTGCTTGGCTTGACCCTATATTCGTCCAATATATGGTTTCCTTATTGTCGAACACTGAGTAATCCGAGCTAATTGAGAGCATACTATTCCTCCTCTGGCTCGTCTTGCCCGGATACATAACTCCAAACTAATACTCTTCCGTTATATGTTGTTGGTATATTTAGATCATTAACAACGGTTTTGATACCCTTTCTTCCATTGTTGGCAATGTGCATTGGCCCATATTGATAAGGAGCAAGTGGCTCTACTCTTGCCCGTTTGGACTGTTTTCTGCCTGGAGTTTTTCTGTATCCAACCTTATGAGTGTTGCCCCTCCCTGGACTACTCGTCACGCTTTTCTTTAGCTTCCCGCTGCGCCTGCGAAGAAACTGTCCAGGAGAAGAGGATGGGGGGTAGAGAGTGCCTAGTGCGCCCTTGTAGCTAGTAACTATACTCTTTGCTATCCTTGATAGATTGCGTTTTAGATCTGTGTCGGATGGAGGTTTAGGGGCAACAGGTGGACCGTCAGGAGTATCGGCACTCCGGGCACTAAATCCCGATGCGGCCCCCTTGGGGAAAAGGAGCAACCAAGCCGCTGTCCCTGCAAGTCTTACGACCTCGTTAAATATCTTGGTTACATTCCACCAAAGGCCGCTGGCAATTTTAGGAAGAAATCGGCTTGCTCCGCCAAAGTTTTTTGCAATTTTTTGCATCTCCTTGCTTGGAGCCTTGTATTTTGCAGGCTCGCTCTTCTTCTTCCCCTTCTTGACGGGCTTGTAGCTGATCGTTAATACGGGGAAGAAATCAGCCATTAGTCTGTCACGATGTAGGTGAGGTGGCCACCAACCGAAACTGCGCCACTAAGCGAGAGATTGAGGGCTTCCCCTGCCTCAGTTTGAAACTGTCCAAAGATGCCAGCTGGAGATGATACGCCAGAGGCTGGAGCCATGCCACCATTCTGGGGAATAGCCATTGGCCCACTAAGCGCAGTCGCCGCTGACAACCAGGTTGCAGTCACATCGCCAGCAGCAATTGCCAGATAATGCACCACTCGAATCCGCTTGTTCAGGACGGCAGCAACAACCGTATTGGATCCAGATGCGCTTGCATTGATTGGTGCATATTTCATCTGGAGATCATCCTTGTGGCTCTCTGGAAAGGTCCACCGGCAAGTTGCCTGACCTTCTGGAGGCTTGCCAGTTTGGTTGTTAATGTTTCCAAATAATCCGACCAATTAACCGTCTGATTGTCAACGGTGTAATTGGGCTTCGGATCAGTTGTTATGGTTGCTATCAATGTTGCTATATTTAGTATAGCTGTATCAAGCTGTGATTCCACCGACATCTTTTACCTCCACAGCTTCTACTGGTCTACTGGAGTGCAGCTGGTAACGGATTCGGTATTCCGACTTCGCCTGCTGCTGTCCGTATGCCGAGATGTAAGCCCTGGGAAGTCCCATACCGGAAACTTCCCAGGCGCGAAGGGCAGGAATCGCTGAGGGCTTCTGTGGCGTAACCTGCATAGATCACCTCAATTAGACATTGTTGTTCTTGACGATGTGCCAAGGACTCCAAGTGCTAGGAATACCGCGCTCGTTGGCGAAGTAGGTTGCGACGATGCCCTTGTCAAGCATCTCGTACTGGTTGGGAGAAGCCTGAGTTACGGTCAAGGGGTAGTTCTGCATGTAGCGGAACGACTTGCCCTTCTCCATCGCGAACCAGAGGCCATCGGTGTTAGCCTGATTCAGGTTCAGGCCATCAGCTGCCAAGCACCGCTGCTCAACGAGAGGACTCGACAGGACGGTGTACTGGCCGCTGTAGGGGTTGCCAGGAGTCGAACTGATGTTCAGGGTGTCTGCCGTTGCCTGAGTCGCACCTGGGGTGGTTCGACGATCAGTAACGGAAGCACCGAGGATCAGGTTCGCAGTCGCCAACCTCGCTGGATTAACCAGGATCGTGTTTGGCGTGATGAGCAGACGCTTGTCGGTGTGAGGATCCTGCATCTTCACAAACAGCATCAGGGACGACTGAAGCGAGGTCCAGTCAACCAGTTGGTTGACATGGCTGTTCAGGTATCCAAGAGTCCTGCTCGTCTGGTAGGTGTTGTATGTCGTACCATTGTACTTGAAGGTATTACTAACACCAAGGATGGTGTCAATCACCTCAAGTTCTTTACGGTACGCCAACTCATCACCAACCGAAGCTGCTTGACGCATGAGCGAGCCAGTCAGGTCAAAGAAGACGGTCTCCTTCAACACATCAATGGCCAGTGCGTTTTCGCGCGTCTCAGGAGTTTCAATCCAACGCTCGCCAAACTGGGCGCGAGGATGGGTTTCACCTGGGGAACGCTTGCGGCCTCGATCACCGATGTTCTGCACACCGATAATCTTCTGCCCATTCAGCTTGGTAGCTTCAACAGGCATCAGCTGGTCAGCGATCAAAGCAGGGTTCTGGAACGCTTCCAAAATCTTGACTTCAACCAATCCACCAACAATACTGGTAAAGGTATTGATGTTGAGGAATGCGCTGGGATCCAGACCGAAGCCAGTGGCCTCAACCAGTGCCCGCTTCTCATTCGGGAAACCACTTTCCACCAGAGAACGAGCTACGGTATAGCGGCCAAGCTCTCGGCTATCCGGGTTGAAGAATGTGCGCCACGATTGGCCCACAACCGCTTCAGCCAGTTCCTGCAAGCTAAACTGCTCAGGAGTGGCTTCTCGCGCCTTCAACACCCGATTACCTGCCAAATCTCGATGGTCATTGCCATCCGCATCGCACAGGCCAAGACCCTTACGCATCTCGGTCAGGAATCGCCACCTGCCATTGGCTTCCTTAGATCGACTCTCGTATAGAGACCTTAACTTGATCGTATTCATTTGAATCTCCAGAAGTCGCCTTATGTTCCAACAATCACATTAAAATCAAAGTACATTGATTGCGGGGGTAATGTTGTTCACATCGCAATATTTGAAGGGACTCCAGCGTCCGATCAGGCGAACCCTTACGCTGGTAGTTGCGGCGGCATACCGCTCGACAACATAGCCAATTGCCTGCTCTGCCGTGGTTGTGGCCACCAAGGTCTGAGGGCTAATGGCACCAGCCGCTGCCGCACCGGATGAAACAACCGCCACTAGTGTGCCAGGCTCAAATGTTGCCGAGACGCAAGCGGCCTCGTACAAAGCATCCGAAGCGCAGCTGATGACTTCACCAGCAAATCCTGGATAACCAGCAGTAGTGTCAGCTGCCAGCTTTCCCTGGAGAGCTACACCAGCGAACAGGGGAGACAGGGCCGTCCTGTCAGTAGCCGCAGTTCCTGATCCCACATAAACATCCATCGGCTTCAATGTCTTAGCCGAGGTATCCCAGTACAGCAAATCTCCAACAGCAATTGCCGTGGAAGCTACTGACGGAAGTTGCATGGTGGAATTAGTATCAACAGGCTTGAAAAGTCGAAAGCCGCCAAAAGTCGTACTCATTAGATCATCTCCAGGTTAAAGTTGGGAACCATTGATCAACTACGGAGCCAGCTAAACAAACTACTGCCTTCGGGAATACCGTCCTTCTTGCTCTCCTGGAGAGTCTTGGGGGTAGCACACTTCGGGCTAGATGATCCGGATTGAGCCAGCCGCTTGATTTGTCGCTCCGCTACGGAACTGTCCAGCGAAGAGAGATCCTCGGCTAGAGATTTGTCAAATTTAACGCCGTTACTTTCGCAAAGTTCACGGATGCGATCCTTGGATTTGTAGTAGGCTAATTCTGCGGCGACGCTGATGAACCGCTTGGATTCCTTTACGGCCTTGACACGCTCTTTACTGCCCTTGGCCAATGCGGGATCTTCCTCGTCGTCGGCTTCTTGGTACTTCTCTTTCATGGAGATTGAAGGCTCGCCCTCAGGATCCTCCTCAGACATCATCTCTTTGCCTTCTTTGTACTCTTTGCCACAGGCCTCGCACTTGCAAGTCTCGCAAGCATCCTTGGCTTCTTCGGTGTCGTCGGCCCCTCTGTCGTCGGGACTATCGACCTTCTTGTCGTTTGCTTTGTCAGGAATTCGGTCCATAGCTTCTTTCATCTTCTTGGATTCGTTAGCGTCCATGTCGTCAATCTCCTCATCTGAAATGTTTGAAATTAGCTCAAGGATGGCATCGGCCTTCCTGTCGTCGGCCATGTCGTCACGCGTAATGATTTGCATTACTTCAAGGTGAAGCTCTTGTTTTTCGGTCTCATCTTTCTCCAGGTCCGCGTCCGGCTTCTCGTCCATAGGAAGAGATTCCTCTTCGCGGAGAGTTCCTGTAGGCTTGTTGGCACTTTTGCTCTTGGATTTCACGAACCCTCTCCTGGCACCTGGGGCGCGTCGTTTTGAGGCGTTATAAACACCTGTATATGCGGCTTCTTTTACAGACTTCTTTGATTCGGCTAGTGAGTGGGTCGTTGCGGGATCGGCTACAACATCGACATGGCGCACTTCAGTGACCTTTGAAACGATGAATGTCCCCTGTTTGTTTGTCACCCCCTCACCCTGAGCGTTGTGGGACAATCCAAATAGTTCTGGCATCCTTTCAGCCGCTTCGCAAATCTGATTCGCCATCGGATGCGATTTCAAGTAGACCAGGTCGCCAAAAAGACCCTTCCCTTCAACAAATCTAACATTTGATAGCTTTCCAAATCTATCATAGCTGGAACGCTGCTGAGTCGGCCCCTTCTCTGGATGGTCAATATTGACTAGAACGCCTTCGTATAGATGAACGGCGTTCTCAAGTGCCTCTGGCGTATATTGCCGGTCATTGTCAGATGAGAACCCGATGATTTTTACATTTTTAATGATTCCAGTATCTCTTTCGACGGACAGACTACCACCGGAATTGGATTTGTTGTAGATGTCTTCTGTAAATGTAATCTGTTTAGCCATATATTTATAATGTTATAGTGTAGCTATATGTCAAGGGAAAAAATCATCAATTTTAATTTTTTCTTACTTTTCTTGCAAAATTACTAGGCTTCATCCCATCTACTAGTATCTACTTTGATTGGCGGGTCCATTCTCTCGCGGTTTTGATGGTTGTGGCCAGCAGGCTCAGCATAAACCTGGCGCATGATCTCCTCGACCATCATAGGATCTTTTTCCGCAGCAATCACATTGCAATAACCTGAATCCAGGGCAGCACGAACTACAACACCCGTGTTTGCTGATGGAACAACATAGCAAGGTATATAATTGTTTTCTTTTAGCCACGAACGCTTAGCTAAGATAGCTTTATGTATAGTTAGCGTCGGAGATACTGACCCTCCAGTGGGAGAAGGGAGGCGCATACCTCTAATTACGCGCGGTAGGCACTTATTTTTACCATTAAATTCACGAACTTTATATTCATCGGGGGCGAATTTACCATCAGGCTCCCTCTTGTTGTATCTTATTGCTAGCTGCATACTTCCGGTGCTTTCATCAACTATGGAGTATATAGCAGAACACTCCCTGTTTGCTGCTGCAACTGATATCAATTGAGGATTATTGTTGGTAAATAGATATCCTTCTTCGCAATACGAGCCTATTGAGTTCCATGCTGCGTATTCCTGGGATGTAGCTCTGGGCGCATGGAGCATAATCCTCCACTTTTTCTTCTTTGGTTTCCCCGAACTGCTGGGTTTCAGGATGTTATGGAATGCTTCATCCTCAAATGCACCGCAATAAATGTATGATCCTGACCGAATTCGCCACATATCGCCAAGTTTTACGCCAAAAAGCTCCTTTCCTTCGCTTAATCTCTTGTTGTTTTGGCGAACTATCTCCTCCTCGCGGACCATATCCTGTTCAATTTCGTCCTGCGTTTTGACCATTGGGATAGGTTTGAAGGGATCGTGCGCTGCACCCCCGATGGAATCGATCAGGCTGTTGAGCATTTCCTGGTCTTTGAATGCCATATCGCCAAGCGGATCGAATGTGGCTAGGAGTTTTCGCCCCTCTATTTCGTTTAGGTCGAGGATTAGGACTGGGACTTCGGCGTTCCCAGCCGTTTCCACGCGCATATGACCGTCCAGAAGGAGAAGCTGGCCGTTCTCCTCTCTGGCAAGTACAGCACCAGCGAATCCGATGTCCTGGAGTACCTTCTTTAGGGCATTGCGCTGCTCCTTAGGGTGCTTGCGATAGTTTAGTGGATTGGCCAGGAGTTCCGAAGCTTTGACGCGGCGAAGTTCCTTGATGCGGTCCTTGAATTCCATCTGGTTTGCCCTTTAGTTGGTTTCTGCGCCTATTCCGTTAGACCAGTAGCGTCATTCCTTCTCTGATCCACCAGAGTATCTTTTATGTTCTTTCGGAAGCAGGTCGTTGTCTTGTTTGTAGTTGGGGTTCGATGGTCGCCCATTCCTGAGTAGGTAGAGGAATGCTTCGACGCGTTTCAATCCCCATCGGCTTCGACTCATGCCTGGAGCGTGGGATGTGGAGAATGCTCCGGAACCCCTGCGGAATACGGATTTCAGTGCGGCCATTGACGCTTTGATTTCTGAATCCTTTTCGTTGTGCTTTTGCATCAATTTGCGAATTTGACTGTCTGTTCCTTTGGAGAAAACTAGGTCAGAATTTGCTTTGGCGGCTGAACCCTTGGGATTCTCTTTGCTGCCCTTCTTTCTCTCATCTGGTTTGGCTGGAGTCTTCCTGGGATCATCTTTGCCAGGCTTGCCATACTGGACCTCAGAAACATCCTTCTTCTTGCCATCGGCTGAATCGATTTGGTTCGATATCTTTCTGGCCCAAGACCAGCCTGAATCTCCACCCCATAGGAGCCATGCGATATAGCCGGCGGAGTCAACGCCCCATCCTTCACCCTTTTTGTCAACCTCATGGCGGGCGAAGTAGGAGACCATTCGCTTGATTGTAGATGGCGAAAGGTTGGCCCCGTTCATTAGGTCGCGCGCCCTTGCTACGCCAACTGCGGTGCCACCTCGATTGTGTTTGGTCCTTAGTTCTAGTCCACGCTTTGCCGCTGCCTGGACCGATGCGGGTGGCTTGAAGTTGATGGATACAGATTCGGCCACGGGGGACACGCTGGGTGCCTCCTTGCCGTCATCTGGCATGGGCTGAGTGTTGGCCAGTGCGTCTGGGAAGATGTTGTCAATTTGCTCTTGAGCCATGAGCGGGAACGCTGCTCGTGCTACGGCCCTGCCAATTGCTGGGCTAAGCTGTCCAGTTGCCACCCTCATGACGATTCCAACCAGGTTCTCGATTTGGAGGCCATTGAGGGCGGAATCCGCAACCTGAGAGGAATCGTCTTGCCCTGGGACGGAAGAGTTGGCCATCTTCTCGGACTGTTGCTGGATATTGCGCTGCTCGATATTAAAGTCCATTCCAAGTTCTTGGGTGACAGTCTGAGCCGATTTGATTCCCATATCCACATAGGTCTGATTGGCCTGGGAGTCAGCAATCTTGTCGCGCGCTTCCACTGCTGGCGGAGTCACCATCACATCGACCACATCAAGGATGTTAATTGGTAGTTCGCCATATTCTGCCGCGGTCCGAATTACCTCTCTGGCTATCCTTGTGAGATGCCTTTTGTAGAAAACCTGGAGTCTGAGGCAATTGCGAAGAAATGGACTCTCGGCTGTTAGAGATGATGCGTAGTTGGCACCTGCGATATTGGCGGATGTTAGCCATTCGGGTGCGTTGTGGCGATTGCCAGCGGAACGAAGCAGGGCTTGGAAGATGCCCAAGTGGTCGGTTGAACGCTCCGCCCCTGGAGGTTGCACATAGTTCATCCCCTTTGGAATGTCGAGGAACGAGCCGGGTTCAAGTCGCTGATAATCGGTTTGCCGATTGTTAGGTGACCCTCCAGTGACAGAGAAGTCGATGTTGCTTTCGACGAAGGTTTCGACTTGAGATGCGGTAGCCGTGTCGTGCTGGCGGATCGCTGCGATAGCGGATTGGACTGATGCCGCCTCGCCCAGGTTCTTTCTCAACTTTCCAGCGAGGGAGAACATGTCGAGAGTTTCATAGGAGAAATCAGATAGGCCTCGTTTCATTGCCTTCATCACATTGCATTTGATGTGAATGATGCGGTCGGCGCGGACAAATTCACCTATTGAGGTGTTGATTTGGGGTTCGTTGTCATCGGATTTGCCCCGCGGAGCGTTGTAGTCCACATGGTAGTTCACAACATTGAATACATCATCTTTGACGGTTTCTATGCCATAGGACCATGTGTCGAAGGATTCTCCTGGGGGTTGATAGACCATTTCAGGTTCGATGGTGCGGATGAGGAGACGGCCGGAAGGCTGGGGGAATAGGCGGAGGAATACTTCGCCATCTGTGCGGGATCGAGCAAAGATCTCCTGCTCCATGATGTCCCATTCGTTTTCGACTATGAAGCGTTCCATGATGTCTTGGCATCGCCTTACCATCGATTCGTCGATGTCGATTGTCCCCTTGGGAGCGATCCGGTAGTTGAATCCAGACCCTATTACATAGGAGGAGAGGCCATTGAGGAGGCCGAGGGCATTGGGGTTTGTGGTAGTTATTAGGCGAGCCTGGGCGCGGATCAGGGAGAGTTGTTGTTCGGAGTACCAGAATGGGTAGTTGGATCCAAATCGCCGGTCTTGCGGGTTAGAGATTGGATAGGATGCGCCCGATCCATCGCGGAAACGGTCCAGAAGATCGACATAGCTTCCTAACCAAAAGTCGTTTGCCAGCACTCCTTCCTGGAGCGGTCGCCTGATCGGTGGTGATGGAGGCTTGATGGGAGCGGGATTCAGGGAGGACCACAGTTTCTGCCACATATTCATGATACGATTCTCCGTTTATCTTTGGCTCGCCTGCCATTCCACATCGATATCATTGCTCGTAATGCCATTTCAAGGGCATCAGGACCGTCGTCGAATTTGCTCTTTGGGAACTCCCTCATCTGGGTCATCAGGATGCGGTTCCCCTCTGATCGCACGAATCGCAGTGTACGGTTAGATAGGTACGGTCCAAGACGGCGGATGCGTACTTCCTTTGATATTGTATTGTATAGCTGGATTATTGGTACTGCTATACCGCGAGACTTGGATTCTTTGTATATTTGTCCAGCTAGTAGGTGCTGGAATTGATTGGATTCTATGACCAGACCGTCTGGTGCAAATCTGTCTACTTCGCTGATAGTTAGATTTACCAGGGATTCAGCGTCAAGTCGACGCAGGATTGAATCACAATAGAGGGTTCCAGATCTATCTCTGGCCAAGCTTACTATAGCAGTGAAGTCACCGTGGCGCGCTTCTCGGCCCTTGGATGGATCTACGCTAATTATTTTTATGGTTAGATCTTCGCTAGGTGGAAAATCGTCTACCCATAGGTTTTCTCCAAAATGCGAGTTAGGCCACTCCGCACCTTCCTGATCTATGAACTCACCATCTAGCTCTTGAGATGACTGTCTATCGGAGTATTGTTTGGAGATAGATTCGACGAATTCGATGGGGAGGAACGGATTATTGCGCGTCGATGATTTGAATAGCTTGGCATTATCGCGGATTCCCGATCCAAATACATCATAGGTCCAATGGCCAGTTCCCTTGGGGGTGAAAGTGGCGGTAAGCCATCCGGCGCGGCCACCTTCCCGGAGTGACGCTATACATATGTTGAAGACCTCTTCGCACATGATGGAGGCTTCATCTAGCCATATACCGGATAAGTTAGGACCGCGTAGTCGCTCCGGGTCGTCTCCTGAACGGAATATTATCTCGGATCCGTTAGATAGGACCAGGCGCGGTGGTTGCTTCCACTTCTCCTTGGATACGCCCAAGTCGTCTGCTATTTGGTATATGGTTCGCATCGTTGCGTCTTGTAGGACTAGGTATGTGGGAGATACTACCATATAGAGGCGATTGCGCCCTTCATCCGACATAGCGCGCCGGATCATATCGTATGCGCCCACATAGGACTTTCCAGAGCCGCGGCCTCCTACGAATCCACGATATAGGTGCGGGGAGTGGTGGAAATCGTGCTGTATTTGGTGTAGCTTTACTGTTTTTGTTATAGTTTCGACGGGCGTCGAGGAGGGGGATGTGGCACTAGCTATCTTTCTGGGGCGCGCCATCGATGAATGCCTCCGGTAGATTGGATGGAGAATAGGATGTTACAGATAGGTTTATGGTTTTTGTAGAGCAATCTATTATTTCCTCGACGATCTGGAGCTTGACTTGGGTAGTGTTAGATATTTCTTGGCGTTCTACAAAGCCACGGTCTCGGCCTAGTGTTTTGAGGATAAGGTTGATGGCCCACTGCTCGCCCTTGCCTACGGCTTCCATTAGCTTGGCTTCAGCTATATCCAGGGTTTTGCCGCGCTCGTCTTTGGCCAGGGATTCTAGATAGGGATCTTCGTTAACCATGTCGAGGAAGTCGCTATAGCCCATGTTGAGGGATGCGGCAGCTAGATAATAGAGGCCACGGCACTTTTTGATGGCTTCTATGGCTTCGGAGGTGGATGCTACAGAGGTGTTTCTACGGATAGGCTTGCTCATATCTTTGAGTTCTGGAGGTATTTTTGGGCGATCCGGGTCGTTCGGATCTAGTTTAGGAGCTTTATTTTTGTTTGCCATGACTGTTTATATATCGATAATGTAAATAAATACAAGTAGAAAAAATAGATTAAGGATTTGTCATATTTAGTGGAGGTAACGGCCTAGGGCGCGACTATAATAGTGATTTCCTAAGTACAACTAAGTTATACTTCACTAGGTTTATATACTTAGTGAAGTATGTACTAGTACTTAAAGCGTATATAGCACTAAACTAGTGCTATATACGGGTATATAGCGCACTACCCATGTCGGGTAGTGCG